TCTTTGATTGTTACAAAATCTTTTTCTAAATCAGAATTAGAATGGTACGTAATGTACACATTTGGATCTGTAGAAAACCATTTTAAATCATAATAACTAGGGTCAAACTTACTGTCTTTGTACATGTCACCTTCTAAGTCAACAAAGTAGTCTTCTACTTTTGCTTTTCCAGTAAGGATTTCACGAGCTACTTCTCTTTCTTTTATAGAGTCAATACCATTAGATGTTATCTCTCTAATAGAAGATCTAATTGGAAATTGGTATTGGTAGCGTTGTAAGATTTCCATCATTAAGGACATTGCACCCTCATCGATTTGTTTCTTAAACCCACCTTCAATCTCAGTTTGAGACTGTTGTAATATAGCCATTAGTTTAAAAGTTTAGTTTTTATAAAAAAGTCATCTTTAGTGACTGCATGTCTTTTTCCATCTCTAAAGATGAGGACTACTTGTAAAGTAGCCTTAGAAGTATCTAAAGCTAGTCTATCAAGTATACCTGTTTTCTCTTGGTCTCCATACTTAGGAGTACTAAAAGAAAGAGAAACTACTTTACCGTTGTAAAGTTTCTCTAATGTTTGCTCAGTTTCTGAGACTTTTTCCCAATCTAAAGTCATAGTAAATCAAGTATTAATTCTTTTGTCTTTTCAGGGCCAAAGATTGCACAGTAATCTGTTGGATCTTTTATACCTGTAAGTAACGGTATTTGAATATGCTCAAAAGGATACAAATGCTCACTAGTTTTACCATCATTGTCAAATAATGTAACTACACGTTTGTACCTCTTCTTTACGTACTCTAGTAACTGTGGATTTGGTATATGATTTTCACCCTTTGGTGCAATACTTTCAAACCCTAAACTTCTTAAATGGATGACATCTTTCATAGCTTTTGTAATAATCAGTAAGTCGTAACTTTCTAATTGTTGAAAACCAGGTATACAAGAGTCTGTCCAGTTGTTTGTAAAGTATTTAGGAGATGGACAGTATAGTTGGTACTTGTCGTAAATTCTGTAAGCATACATTTTTCTTGGAAAGTATGGGTCTACTTGGTCGTCATAAAGATAATAGTAATCTACAGCAGTTGTATTGTACTTTGCTAATAAATCAGCATTGATATTATACTGTTGCCAGTAGTCTAAATCTTCTTTAGACCAGTTTTTACTTTTAACTCTAATATTAGCAGCTGGTCTTATTTTTGGTACTTTTTGAATGTGCTTAGCTAGTTCAAAGTTTCCTTCTACTAGTTGAAAGTCACAAGCAACTTTAACCATTGCTTCAAGTCTAGTTTCTAACCCATATAAGTTTCTTATCAAGTCAAATATATCTCCATGATTTGGAGCAGGAAGTGCATTGTCTTTCCACAAATATTCGTGTGGAAGATTCCCTCCATAGCTTCTTACAAACATTCCAAATGAAGGTCTTAAGTCGCCTTCTCTTAAAGGAGAGGAGTACTTAGCTTTCACTACGGGTTCAAACCCTAAGTAAAAAGAATAGAGCGAGTACTCATCGACTCGCTCTAAAACTTCTACTTCTGTTAAATCGGCTAAATCCATTTAGAAGTATTTCTTTTTGTATTAAACAATTGGTGGTGGAGTTGTTGGCGTAGTGTCAACATCAATCCCAACCTGAGGCGCACTGCCCATTGCTGTAGTGTTCAAGTTTAATGCCGCAGACAAGTCAACTTGTGGAGCATTACTGTCTCCAAATAAAGAAGCAATTTCAGGTGTTGTTTGTGAAATAGAATCTGTTCCTCCTACTTCTGCATCACTGTCTAATCCGTTTGTGATCTCATACTTAGTGAATGCCAATTTACTAGCAGCTTTAGGTACTACCATCATCTCTACAAAAGGATACTCATTAATGAACTTATCTCTAAACGCAGGGAAAGCTTTTGCTTTACTTTGTCTTTTCAATAGTACACGTAATGGGAATTCCGCTTTGTTAAAGAATGGCGTTACCATTTCTATAAATTGTCTACCTAAGTTAAGTGTGATGTTAACTAACACTTGCTCGTCTAAAAGACAAGTCATGTTGTTTCTATCTAACGGTGGCATTCCTTTGAATCTATCAAATTTAACCTCACCAACAGTTAAGTACATTTTAGCCCACATAGCAAACATATTTTGCATTTCTTGTGTGGCTTTAAATGATTCCTCAACTCTTTGGCTTATTGTTTTAGGTGTGCCATTTGCACCTTTTTCGTCAGGTACTCTTAAAGGCCACACTTTAATTGTACGTCCGCTACTAGATGAAGTAATAATCATTCCGTTTGCGTCGCACTTCTCATCAAGAAAAGCTAATTCGTCATCTCCACCTTCAGAAACTCCCTCAGCTAGAGTGAAGTCTATAGTGTACTTTCCGTCCTTTTCTACGATTTCAGTTTTACGAAGGATAACACCTTCATTAATTCCTATTTTGATCATATTTTAAATTTTAAACCCAAAGATAAGCTATCCTCTCAGGAGATAAAAATCAGACTGGCTAAATTTTAGTTAGCACTTGTGTTGTCTTCGTTTGCAGCTAAGATAGCAGCACCTTCTTCAGAAATTGTAGCATCTACTGTTGGAACATCAGCCAACGTTGTATCTACTGTAGTTTCTGCTTGTTTAGTACTTGCTGAAGCTGGTACAAGAGGGAACAATGATACATTCTCACGACGTACATATTCTAACTTACCTTTATCTTCTCCACGTACAATACGTTTAGGGAACATAAAGATTTTGTTAGATACTACTTGGTGTAATGGATATGCTTCTACAAATTCCAAATCAATAAATCCTTCTTCGTTTGGTACTGCATTGTATACAGACGCAACTAAAGGAAGTAAAGATTCTTTACCAAAAGTTGCAGCACCTTGTTCAAGTACTGATAATTTTGGACTACCATCTTCTTCTGTAGTACAAGTAGCAAATAAGTCTACTTTACCAGATCTTTTTGGAGAAATAGCAGCTAAGATTAAATCTGGATTGCTACCCCAGTTTTGTTTCTGAGTCCAATCAGCACTGTTCATAATGTCGATACCGTTTGAAGTATCACCAGGGTATGAAAGTACTTTACGTTTTAATGGCTGTCCAGCATCATCAGTTTGTAATACACCATTCTTAACTACGTCTTCTTGTGTAACTGTAGCTTTTACAAATTCTAAGTTATACTTTGAAACTAAAGCTACAGAAGGGTAAATACTACCATCTTTCCACACTCTAATACCCATGAACGAAGGTTCTGGATTTCTCTGTTTTTTCTCAACTGATTTAGTTGCCTTTGCTGCGATTTCTGTCGCTCCGATGTTCGTTAAAAACTCTAACATGTTTTTACTGTGTTTTAAAAATTTAATTAATTTCCGTAATATTCTCTAGCTTTTTGGAATACTACCGCAAGATCATTAGGGATATACAAATCCTCAAACATCTCTTGTGGGCTTTTTGCTGGAATAGTGATACCATTTATCAATGTTCGATTGGTTACGAAATTGTAAGTAGGTCTACTTTCCTTGTCAAAAGACACTGATGTGTAAAGAGCAATTGACACTACAGATTGGGGGCTGTATTGGTCATCTACCATTTTACCAACGGTCTTTATCTTTTTTGCAATCACGACGCTATTAGAAACTTCATTTTCCTCATGCATCATAATTGCGATGTTTATGTCGTTTCTCATTACTTTCGCTTTCGCCAAGATTGACTGAAATGCTTTAGCAATTTGAGTAAACTTACCATAACCAGTTTCTTGTACTTTCTCAAAGTACATGTCCGTCATTACAAAATTTGCGTCATCTATGATCACATTTTTGATATGCGGCGCTTTCTCTATTTGATCAAGTACACCAAGAATAGTTCCGGAGATTGCACTCTCGTATTTGTTCTTGTTGTCTAAAGAATAAGCAGCACTAGATCCTTTGAAAGGAAGTGGCTTACCCGCACAATTGATAATGTACGTTTCTTTTGGGTTTAAATTTCTTAAAGAAGTACTTTTACCAGTACCGCTTTCACCTACGATCATAACTACGTTAGCCATTTGTTTTATATTGTTTTAATTGTTCATAAATTACAGATAACCTGGCGGCTTCTGCATACCACGGGTACTCACTACCTACTTCTGTTGGAAAGTCGTAAAACACATTGCCAATTGGATTCATAAACAGAGGAAAGTCTAGACCCACTGCACCGTCTCTGTTTTTAATTAAGTAATTAAGAAGAAAGAAATCTCCTAAACCACCGTTTAAAACAGAACTAGTGTTAATCATTCTGTACTCTGATACATCAAATTGAAAAGGTTTTACTAAGCCAAATACCAAATCAGCATCTCTGAAAGTATACTTACTGTCGCCAAAATCTAGTCTTGTAGGAGTAATTAAACCTTCTGCGTCTTTACTACCTCTACGAGCTACAGACTCACGTTTAGTACTTAACAAATCAGTACTGAACTGTTGTATGAATACTGGAGAAGTCTCAAACAGATTTCTAAGTACAACAGCTTCTTTACTCATTCTGTCTATTGTACCTTTTAGCGTAAGATTAGATTCCTCGTCAAGCAACGAAAGATGGTCTATTACTAAAAGAGTAATAGGAACTTCCATTGTAGGCGTAAATCCAATTACTTTGCCTTTTCTGTTTTTCTTCTTGTCAGCCTCCGTAACAGCAGCCCTTTCTATAGTACCGTAAGCACTGTAGAAATCTACCATTGTGTTAAAGATAGCAGTTGGATGAGTACTTTTATCAATAATAGCAATGTCTGCTAGCATTGAGTACACGAAGTCATAACCTTCTTTTACCAATTCTAACTGCTCTGGAGTCATCTTAAGACTAGGTATTTTACCCAGCATTAAATCCATTGGAAGTTCTACATTGTGTTTAATCTTAATGTAAAACGAAACCCATTTAGCAATTTTCTTAGTTCTTGAAACCTCTAGAGAATAGTAGAAAACTTTAAAAGGTCTGTTTTCTTGCTTAGCTCTAAGCCATCCGCACAGTACGAAATAGAAGTCAGTAAAAGTTGTTTTACCAATGTTTGAATCTGCACCCACTAAATAATAAGTGGCTTTTTGAATACCATTAGTAACTGCATCAACCTCAGGCAATCCTGTAAGAAGGCCAGAATTAACACCCAGTAGACCCTGGTGGACTTGGGATATGAAGTGGTTCTTTGGTAGTGTTTGCCATGTGTCCCAATTCGGGGAGGGCTGAGAGTTTAATTCTACCAAAGGAATTGCGTGATTTCTTGACATTATTTGTTTCGTTGTTTAAGTGTTGCTTAATATTACCTTTTGAATGTTCCAAAAGTAATCTGTCGTAGTCAGTACGCCATTCTCCACTACTCATGTAGTTGCCAATAGCTTTCTTCATTCTGACTGTGTCCTTGTAATACAAAGTTACAGTTAATTTTAAAATGTCGTATTGATAACCTTCAGAAATTGCTTTTTTAAACGCTTTCATACCTTCTTCCGAGTACTTGTTAATTGAGTAAGGATCTCCTGATGGGCCAAAGCATCTATCAGGGATGTTACATTCAACAATAAAGTTCTGATACCCTCTAGTCCAGTCACCTGCAGTACTTGTTTTTGATAAAACTACTGAAGCTGTCGGTGGTGGAGGCGGAGGAGGTACGTCTGTTTTAAAAGGAACTATCGTAGTCACTTGTAATTGTTTGTGAGCTTTGGGTGTAAAGATTGGCTTACCCTTGTGAAAGGTTATAAACTGTTCTTTTACTAACCAGCTCATGATTTCATGAAACTCCATTCTTATGTATTTAAAGGTTGAATAGGAACTATATACTGTTTGATTCTGCTAGTTTCAAAGTCTGCAATAGCAGTGTTAAACCATCTTTCTTCAGCAGTGTTTATAGTTACTATGATAATAATTTGAGCTTTGTGATCCATTTTATTATACCTGATACGAACTAACCTACCGATACGCTGGATTAAATTTCTATCTACAGAATCAATCTGAGCTATAATACCTAAATCAGGTTCAGTAAGATTTTTACCTTCATTCAATGCTTTTACAGCAACTAAAAGATCACTTGTTTTATTCTGAAAGTTGTCAAGACCTTCTCTAGTACTTCCAGAATGATATACTGCTTTTCCTCCAATTCTATTTGCTTGTTCAATAGAACCTGCAAACACAAGTGTTCTAGTACCAGGTACATGCAATCGTTTAAGTACTTCTAGAACTATTCTAAGTTTAGAAGGTAAGGACGATAAGAATTGTACTCTAGCACTGATTGCAGCAAATTTCATTGGAAGTTTAGCAGCATTAGCTTGCGACATAAAAGTAGCTCTTTGTAGATTCTTTGTCAAGTAATCATACCTAGCTTTTTCTGTTTGTTTAAACGGATTCTTTTTGGTTCCTCCAAGAATGTTTAGATTGACAGAATCTAAGTAATACTTAAGTACAGTGATTTCAAAATCTGCAATAAGGCCTAAATCTACTGCTTGGTCTGTTGTAAGTTTGTACGAAGTAGGAAGTAAAGTTCGCATCAATTGGATACGTTCCATACTATCCCCTTCATACACTTCTTTAGGTAGTGTAGCTGTCAATCCTAAAGCATAAACTCTAGGATTGGTTAGATACACTTCTAATTTGTTCAGATTGCCTATAGTAGTTTTATGGTACTCATCGTACAAGATAAAATGATACTTACTAAGTACTTCTTTAGCTAATGCAGCATAACAGATAATCTTAACACCGTTCAAAGAAATGTCCCATTTACTAGCCTCTTCAGGCCAATCAATGTCTCTCATTTCTTCAGTTGGTACTACAATTAAAGTTTGCATAGCAGTTTGATCAAGTTCTAAAAACATGTTTCTTAACCTGTCTACTACTGACAAACCTATCTTAGTTTTACCAACGCCTGTAGCTAATTCTAAAGTGTTTCTAACGCCGGCATTAAATACAGATTCTTCAGCTTCTTTCTGAACCTTTATTTTGTTAGCTAACGCTTCCTCTTTAGTCAGCATACCCGTTTTCTTTTAAGTATGTACTGATAAGATTTAAAAGAATAGGTTCATTAAACCTTTCATCTATTTGATGCCAAGCAACTTTACCTTCTAAGCAAGTGTGATCAAATGCATTGAATTCTAAAACTCCAGCTTTATAAGCTTTTTCGATTGCTTCTGAAATCAGTTGTCGTACTTTTGTACCTTTCTGAGTTTCTGGAATTGAATCTAAAAGTGAGTTTAGTTCTTTGTCTTTTACTATTAGTGTTGTCATATTAAAAACAGTTTGTTTTTTGCTCTAGTCACACTGACATACTTAATCTTGTTACGTTCTAGTATATTTTGATTTAACTCTATATCTGTGTAAACTGTAACACAATTTTTGTAAGTACTTCCTTGTGATTTGTGAGCGGTTATTGCATAATTGTGTTTTACTTCTGCAAACCAATTTTGGAATTGGTAGTAAGCTAACCATGCCTTATTTCTAACATGAGCTTTCTTAGCAGTAGCTTCTAAAGCTGAGACTATCTGTTTGTAGTACTGTTCGCTGTCTTCATGAATAACATAAATAGTACGAATAGCACTATCTCCTTCTGCTTTGCAATCACATTTGTAAACTTTAAAAGTATGAGAACGTGATACACAAAACTCTGCAAAAGGGTCATCTAGTTCATCTAATTCTTGAGAAGATTTGTATACTAGCCAATTTACTTTGTAATCTACAATCTCAGTTTTAAGTACTTTAAACTCATCTGATGTTTTGTACATTGTAGCATTTAGCATACTGTTCATGTCAATGATTGGTTTGTCAGCCACAAGAAAATCGCCTGGTACAATCTTAGGAGGTGCTATCATATTAAGACGATAAGACCTAATGAGATTATTGTACTGTTTAGCAGTCTCATTTCTCCAAGTAACAACTTTGACAAAATCTTGATCTTCATCAAAAGGCTTACCAAACATAGGTAAAACCTCTTCTTTGAATTGATCTAAATTTATCAAATCTATACCAGTTTGACCGTCTACAGAAGTTCCTAAGAAATCAGCAAAAGGTATAACTTTAGATGAAATGTTACTTCTTAAGTAAGTTGCAAATCCTAAGATAGGGTTTTCTTTTGCCTGTCTCATTGGAT